TAGGTAAAAGGGTGTTTTTTTATGAAAATCAGATTGAATATAAAAATGCTATGACCAGTCTTCGGTCTTGGTATGGTTCAAATATTGGTTTGACTAAACCTATTTACACTCAAGAAGATATTCTTAAAATACTTAAACCCAGTATGAATATGGATGCCTCAAGTGGGTATCCGTATATGAAATTGGGCTATAAGAAAAAGAAAGATTTTTTTGAGGATAAAGATTGGTATATTCATTTCCGGAATTTTACAGATCCACTTGTAGCCATTCCATGCGCAAAGCAAGAAATGGTAGATGTGGATCTACATACAAGATCAAAGAAAGTTAGAACGTTTTTTCCAGCGCCAATTACTGCTAATTTGGGTTTGGCGTGTGTATTCACTGAGGCTTCTGAGAGATTGATAGCAAGGGGTAAACTTGCAGGTCGGAAAAAATCGCAGTGGTCTTTTTATGGTTTTTCACCCTTTTATTCGGGTGCGCATGAACTTTTTAAAGCCTTAAAAATACAACTAGATAGCGGATATGATATAGTTACGAGTGATGTTTCTGGTTATGATAGAAAAGTTCCTAATGGATATTGTGTAAGAGATATGAGAGCAAGTTTTATTAATTGGAATGAAACTCCTGATTGGTTAATCGATAAATATGATAAGTTGGCGCCTTATATAGGTGCAACACCATTTGTTATGCCATTCGATATAATGAAAGGCATGACAAATAGTGAACAAAAAGATTTTATTGATCACCTTGCGGAATTTGTTCCAAGTGCGACTTATTCTTATGTTACCGAAGATTCTATTGGGTACTATAAGTTAGACCAGCCAATTGTGTATTTTAACTATTGTAATGGATCAGGTCAATATGACACAACGGGATTTAATAGTTTCACTCATTATTTAATTATTAAAAGTATGCTTATTAGGCTTAAAACACCTGACAGCTATTTTGGTATATATAGTGATGATAACTTTTTTGCTATCCCGCGTGGCACTTTTGATTCTAAATTCATTAAATCTCATTATGAGGAATGGTTTGGTATGCAATTGAAATTACTCGAAGTAATGTGTAACGAACAAGAACTTTTAGATAATTTTAAGTTTTTGGGATTTGGTTTCAAATATCATTGGCGAGTCACTAGTATGATTGCCCCAGTTTATGAAGAAACTAAATTACGTTGTTCATTAGTTGTGTGTTCTAAACATCAAGAAGAAAAATTTTGGGGTATATGGTTTTTAGCATATGCTGGACATAAAAATCTTTTTGATGATATGACACCTATATATGAGGCTATGATAGGTAAAGGTATGAACCAAATGTGTGTTGTTTTGTCTTCTATGGATTTAGTGTTTGATTTTTTTGATCACATTCTTTTTGGATTTGAGTCTAAATCGTCCGGTTTAAATTTTTTTCCAGAAATGAAGCGACAAATGAATTTTTCTTTGCAAGAGCTATCGGAGGATGGAGGAGCTCCAATGGAGCTCACGGTGGATGGTGGATTTAAAAATGAGCTCCGCAAAGGAAAAATTTATGTCAAGTCCAAAAAGAAAGGGATTGTCCGCCGAGGCCAAAAAGGCAGCGTGGGAACAACACTTGGCATCGAAGAGAAAACAAGCTCGACCGATGATAGGGCAACATCGCGACCCGGCGATGTTAGCAATGGCTAAAACAGCTAGTCGAGCGTCCACTTCACCAGGACCAAGGTTGGTGAAACAGCCCAAACCTCAAGGGCTAATGATTGAGGATAAGGATCCGTTAGCAG